AGCTCCTCCGGCGTCATCATGACCGCCACAGTGTCCACCTCGGGGATGTCGACGGCGTGCAACCGGAAGCCGCCCCCATCGATCTCCACCCAGATCGGTGACACATCATGCAGGTCGACCCACACACCCGCGACAAATCGATAGACGTCTAGGTATCCCCCGACCGGAAATGGGGGCAAGACAACGCCCTCGCTCTCCGTGTCCAGGAGCAGCCTAATGACCTCATCGTATCTAAGTATCCCTCGGTATCCGCTCGACATAGTTGTCCGTCACCACTACTTGCTCAATCCCGGATTCGGGGCAGGGGGAACTGGCGTACTGTCGGCCGATAGCGGGCGCCCTTCAGCGACTGCTGCGGCTCCGACTAGAAGCAACGCCAACAGCACATGTGTAATTATCCTCTTCATTCTGTTCTCCCGCCTCCTCCGTCTCCGTCGCAATAGACGCCCCGCGTCTCTCGCCCTGCGCATAGGCCAGTTGGAGCGATTGCGAGATCTGATCTGGCAACATGTACAGGGCGTTACACGCCTTGTTCACATCTGATTGCATCCCACGCAAAGCCCCCTCCGTGTGGCTCGAGCATACCATCATGTAATCTATAACCGACATATGCTTGGTCTCTATGCGGGGCTCGCCCGACGTCGGCCGGTGTACCTCGACCGTAATGTCACGGACCAAGGCCGCCTCAAGCTCCTCCCTGACGACCCTGCGCACAAGCGCCTCTAATCGTCTCCACATTGTAGTCTCTCCCTCCTACCAGCCTCTAATGTGGACGCTATGCCTGGAGCACGTACTGCATCGTCCCCACCGCCGCGATCGGGCGAAATGTTACCGGCATTGCCGCCGTACCCGTAACGCCAGTATATTGACCCTGATTAGACCCGCTGGTCTTGTTAAGCGTGCTCTTGGGCAGTCCCCGGTCGAAAGCCGGGTTGAAAAAATTGTACACCAGGCCCTCACCAACGGTGGTAATTGGCGCGTTGCTGGCACTGGGAGACCACCATTCATGCGCATGGTCTCGATAGATCGCGTCAATGGTGATGTCATGCTGATGCACATTAACATCCCAAAATGACCCAACATTTTGGCCCCCGGAGCCGCCGTAGAGACCGCCCCGGAAGGCCAGCAGCATGTCTGTAGATGTGGAGGAGTCGATAGCCCAGCCCTGCATGGCGTCGTTACGGTATACCCATATCTTTTGGTTGACGTCGCCGGTCATGACGCCAACCCAGCGGGGTATCACAGTCGTGCGGACTCGCAGCGTATCTGTATCTGAGGCAAACCAGAGCTGGCCATCTACTTGTGGCGGCGCGGCTCCCCCCGAAAATGACGACCGGAGGCACGCAAAGTTATCCTCTATAATCTGCAGGTCATTCTGGGCGACGTGCGCCGGACCGTAACAATCAGCATTATAATTTTGGGCCATCGGATCTCCTCTTGCGCGGCAGCTGCCGCGGCGTCTCTTCCGGCTCCGGCGGCGGTGGCGGCTCCGGGATCTCGATTTGTTTGCAAAGCACCAGCTCGGCGCTCTTGACAACAAGGTTAAGTCCTGGATTTGCGTCCGCGATTTTGATCAGCACCTGGAAGTCTGCACCAAATATGGTGGTTGTGAGCAACTCCAGCCGCTCCTCTTGCACCCAGGGATGCGAGGGGCTCTCTCGATACTTGAGCGAGATATTAATCTGGCCGACACTTTCCGTGGCAAAAATATCATACCACCGGCTAGTACCAAAGCCATCTGCCCACGTGGTGGGTATCGGCACAAGCTCATCCCACGTCAAGCCCCCTACATTCGAGGAAAACGTATAGTTGACATACGCCAAGAGACGCTCGGCCTCCGTCCGCTGGAAGGATGACGAAGTATATGTACCAACCAGGACACCACCGGTGTGAGAGCACTTAAGCCATCCCTCCGGCGTTGCCTCCGTATTGTCGTGCGCACCAGCGGTAAAATCGATGGAGAATCTCTGCACCTCCTCGTGGTAGGCGGGGGGCTCCTGCAGCGTTACCGACGCCGACTGGGGGATGGCGCCGTACAACCCATTGGTGCCGAGCGTGTTGAGGTTGAATTGATGATACCCCGGCTTGACGCCGCTGTAGGTGATCGATGGCCGCCCGAGGCTTACCACCTTGATGCCTTGGTTCCACGCCGGGCCGAGCCGGAACTCGTAGGTGGCGATATCCGGGTGGATGACCGGCTCAGAGTAGAGGGCAACGGACGTGACATTGGCGTTGATGTACAGGGGGTTAGGGCTGGGGGGCCGTATCCCAGATGCGCCAAGCACCGTATGCGTAATCAGTAGGGCTTGGGCGATCGACTGCGCAATCCCAAAGGTTGAGACGGAGTGCAAGCGTAGCCAGTACTGCGCCCCCTCCTCGACTGCCTCGATGATGAAATCTGACTTTGCCGGATATAGGGATTCCCAATTCGTGCCATCGAAAGATATGTAGATGTCTACATGCGAAAACCATGGGTAGCCGGTCGGTGGGTCGAAGTCCACCAGCAGGCGCACCATTGTGCGCTCGCGGTAATAGTAGGTCTGCTCTACGACGGAGACATTAACCACCGATGGGGGCGGCTCCGTACGCAGAGGGAAATCAGTATCGTAATAATCGCCCAGGTCTGCCTGGTATACCTCGTCGTAGAGGTCCTCGGTCTCCCAGACTAACCCAAGATTGACCAGGCCAGCCTGCGTTATCTCCATTGACTCGACCCGGGCAAGCTGATTTGTGAGGCCCAGCTCCGAGCAATTGAGACGGATCAGATCGTGGCTCTCGAGCTCAAGCAAATCGTCACGGCCAACCAGGCTGATCATCCTATTGAGCCGTGATCGCTCCAGGTTGTAGAGGCCCATATTGGCCGCCATCTTGCGGTCCGTGTACCCCAGGAATTGGAGATCTTGGATCTGCCCCGAGCCGCCCACCATGATATCATCGTTGACCCAGTCTTTGACCGGATCGGTCCACTTGATACGCACAGCCTCCGGCAACGAATACCGGCTAGGCTGCTGCACCTGGACAAGGGCGTTGCCGCTCTCGTCCTGCGCGATCTGCTCATTGTTGATCGTGTAGACAGGGACCTCCCACGCGGGCCGCGCGTCGGCGTAGCGCAACCAGAACTTACCCTGATCCCAGCCAAGGGTGCCCCGGAAATGCCCAAGTATCTGCTCGATCACTGAGATCGCCGAGTCCTGCCGAGAGATTACACCATTGTATTTCCACGGGACTGCGTCGCAGTAGTTCGCGGCCGCGATCCATGAGCTCGTCTCGAATATGTCGGCCGGGAATTGCAGCCCATACCGCCCGCGCCCGAGCCGGTCACACATATAGTCGTATAATATTAGGACGGGGTTATCGCTCCAGTCCACGATGTCCGTCCGGAAATCATGCAGCCTGCGCCCCTTAATAACCGCCTCACGGCGCGGGATGCTGGAGAATGTCTCGAAATCGGACAGGATGCGAAACACAAGGTAGCCCGTGAACTTGAGTCGGTCGGTGCACTCTGGGATCGCAGCTACCAGCTCCGGCACCACATCCTGCAGCTCTCCGCCAGCCCTCCACCACCAATCTATCAAGCCCGCCTTGTACTCCCAGATCGGCTTGCCATCGATATAGATAAGAGGCCGGCTGGGGTCGCCATTATCTAATGCCACCCCCTCAAGGGGCCCCTCGCCGATGGCGTGGACTATCCACAAGTACTCGTTCCGGTCGCCAGACGTCCCCATAAAGACGTCATTGCTGCCAATCTTGCGAGTGCCGTAGATAACCGGCATGGCCTTTTGCGTGGTGCGGTCATTGATCTTGAGCTCGCGGCCGGACGGCAACTGCTCCTGGTCCGGCAGCCGCTCCACTGAGGAGGAAATAAACCCCCCCAGGATTGCCGCGCCACCAACGATTAGAGCGCTGATTAATGGCCCAAATGGCAACGCGGCCGTGATTATCGCCGCTGCAATAGGTAGGATTTTGCCGATCGCCGAGGCGCCCATGGTTAATCCGCCGTAGTCTGGGGACGATATGCCCGCACGATGCTCATAAGCCTAAGGGGGATCGGGCGTACATGCGGCCGCGCCACGTGACGCATGGCGGCCACTATGGCGTTGGCGTTGCCAATATCAATACCCCAATGAGAAACCCGATCCTCTGGGCTAGTGCAATATTGTCGCTTAGCCTGTAACTGCAATATGTCACCACATATATGATAGTACGGCACGATCTGGCGGCATCCATAATCTCTCAGCAGCCGTGCAATGGCATCCATTACAGACTCGGGGTCATCATGGTAATCGTCCACGGAGTTGGCCACGGCGCCAATGCCGTCTGGCAGCCTAACCCCCAAGCGCCCAAGCAAGTACTCGCCAACCATCGAGTAGCAGTCTACACGACCGCTACCGATCGGTGCGCCCAACTCGCAGGGCATCCCGATTAGATCGACGATTACGTGGGCGGGTTGTCTGGGACGAGCCCCCATGCGATTTTCTTGTCCTCGAGGCCCGGTAACCACCGGAAGCCCCCGAAATTACTTGTATTATTGCGCTCTATGCAGGCCAGATATGTGCGAGAGCACGTGGGGACTGGGCCCGTGTATCCACACTCCAGCCCCCCAAACGTCTCCCACCGGCAGGATGCCGAGAACAGCCGTAGCGTGCTACGACTCCACTGTGCGAGCACGCTGCCAATCTCAAGCTGTAGCCGGGCAGATCCATACTGCCAGCTATCGATCGTGCCGCGAAATAACAAAAACGTAGCCTGTATAGCATTTTGGTCATTAAGCGATGCCAGGTAGACGTCCGCGGGATGCGCGTCCGGACCTGCATCCATGAGGGGCGCGTAAAATGCGCGGTCGACATCATCTATAGTGATCGATACGCTGTTGACGATCTCGTCCTTGCCAAGCCGCACAGCATTCCAGCTGAGGCCGCGCGAACGCCAAAGCTGGCCATCCCACGCAAGCGCGGCGTCATTATTGGTCGAGTAGTCCTGCAAGTCACCAATCGATAGATAGAGGAGCGTGCAAATCGGCAACGATGCCCGCGCTCTAAGCTCGTTAAGCATCTGGATGTCAATGACGCGCATGGCTAATAGCTCGTCATATCATGGACAAGACCTTGGAGCGTGATGGTGCCACTACCATGCGCCTTGATAAGCTCCAGATCCAATTGATCCGTCCGGAATCGACACTGCACCCCCAGCCGACCCGTAAAGCTAAACTCAAATCGATCGCCGGCAGACGCTGCCGTTTGCAGCTGTGCCAGATCCTCTCCGTCCGGGCCGCCGCGCAGCGTCATCGACCAGCCGGAGTCCGGCGAGCCATTGCGGTAGAGCGTATAAGCCCCAGCACCGCGAGAGGGCAGACGCAAATTGATCTCGCCCCCGTCTGCGGTCCCAACGTACTCGTAACCATATATGTCGAGATTCGGAACGAAAAAGGTAAACGCCTCCCACGCCCCGCGACGCGCGAGCCAAAACTGCCAGATAGTCCGGATTTCGCTCTGCGTCATAAAGGCATAGTCAAACGAGATCGCACGACGCGGTACTGTCCACTTTAGGCGCCGTTTCTCCGTCCCCTCGCCCTCGAACGCCGAGATTAGCGTCCGCGTCTCCGGGCGGAACCACCAGCCCCGTCTTTTGATGCTGGTTCACAAAAGACGTGCCAGTGCCAAGCTCCGTGCATACCACCGGCTTTCCACATGCCATGGCCTCCAACAGCACAATGCCAAAGGCCTCACTACGTAAN